ATTTATAAAAAAATTTTATGACAATTTATTTATTATAATTAATTTATTAATTTATAAAAAAATTTTATGACAATTTATTTATTATAATTAATTTATTAATTTATAAAAAAATTTTATGACAATTTATTTATTAAAAAATTTAATTCTACAATTAATGAAGAATTATTTTACAAATATTTTAGATTCATAAATACTTACATGAATAAAATAAAACATTATTTTATTTAAAAATTGAATTTTTAATTATATGAGTATTAAAAATGAAATAATCAAATAAATAATGAATAATAATAAAAACATATCAAAATCTAAAAAAGATAAGAATACATATATAAAATTTTTGCTTAAAAACCAATTATTATGAAAGATGTATCAGAGGAAGATTCATTTTATAAATATTTAACAAAAAAAGAATATAAAAATAAATTTAAAAAAAATAAAATATTAAAAATTAAAAATTAAAAATTGAAAATGTATATATACTAATTAATTACTTAATTACATTATGAATCAAATAAAAATGTTTATAATATTATTAATATTAGTATTAGCAACATCAAATGAAATAATATTATTTTCTGGATTATTAGATTGGGATGATGAAAAATTAATGATACAATATAATTTATATAATTCATATTATCAAATGAATTTAATAACTGGTTCGTCAATATTATTATACGGCATTGGAAGTGATGGAATGGTTGAAACATTGAATACATCAAAAATATCACATATTACATCTCATGAATTTCAACAATCATTAAAAAAAATTGGATTAAAAACATTTCCAACATTTTTTTGTGATACAACAATTGGCATGTGTTCTAATGTTGATTATCCTTTGTCATATAGATTAGAACAATTATATAATAATAAAAATAAATTTATAGAAACAACAATAAAAAATGCATTAAAATATAATTGGGATGGATATTATTTTGATTTAGAACCGATTGAGATGATTGACAATAATAAAATAACTAATTTTATTATTGAATGGGCATTATCTTTAAAAAAAATAAATAGAACATTAAATATTTGGATTGGAGGGTCATCATATTATAATACAACTTTATTATATAGTAATTCTAATATTTATTTAACAACAATGAATACTTATAATTCTTATTATGATGTTTTTATTACAACTGCTTCTCAATATTATTCACAAATTAGTAATATATCTTTATTATCTTATGGATTATTAACATATGACAATGAATTTGAAAATGCTAATGAATCAAGTGTATTAGATATTATGAAATGGGCAAAAATAACAAAACCTTATTCTATATCATTATGGGCATCTCATATACCACCAAAATGGTATATGGGACTAAAATATTTTTTATTATAAATTAATATTTATATTTAATTCTTATATTTAATTTCTTCTGCACCCGTATCATAGGCACTTTCATTTGATGCATCATAATTCATATTTTTATTTTTATTAGATGGAGCAATACCAACATACATCTCACCGGACATTTTTATTCCATATTTAAAAAACATAACACTGTCTTTTTTCAAGTATATAACCATATCATCGCATAAATCTTGACATTTATACATCATATTAATATATTTTAAATCAAATAAAAGTCTAATAATTACTGGTTCATTTGTTTCTTTATCTTTTTTATGTTTAATTGTTATTGCGTCTTTTGAACCATCTGCTTTAAATTCTCTTTTATGATTACTTCCATCACCTGCACATGTAATAATTAATTGTGTAGTATCACATGTGATTTCAACAAATTGTGCGTATTGTTGTAAATCTTTACATGTTTTATGAAAATCTTTAGAATCAATTATAACACCTAATGTAAATTCGGTTTCTATTTTTTTATCTTTTTTATTTGGTACATTTAAAACTCTTAATTGACAGCTTGAAACTCGTGAGCGTCTTTCTTCATTTTCAACTTTAAAATTAATAAAATGTGTATTATCAGCTAAAATGCTCATTGTTAATTCTCCTTCTTTATCAACATTTTTTATATATTTATAAAATTCATCAACATTTAATCCAACGCAATATTTATCAGGCACTAAATCAAATATTTTAAATGCATGTCCGTATAATACAATATATGTAATCATCACTTGATTTGCATCTTTTGTAAAAATTCTAATTTGTCCTTTTGATGTTGTTTCATCAGTTTTCTTTGGTTTTATTACATCTTTCTTTTTATCAGTATCTGGCGTTTTTTTAAGTTGAGCATTTGAATTTGATGCACTTGCGTTTGCATTTGATGCACTTGCATTTGAATTTGAATTTGATGCACTTGAATTAATTGATTCAACATTTTTAATTATATCTAAATTTGCTTCGGATACTGATGACATTAATATTTCAGTTATTGTTTTTATAGTTTGAATTTCATTAGTGACTGCTTTAAAGATATTCATTTATTTATTATAATAATATTAAATTGTTTAGATATTTATAATTCAATTTTTTATTATATAAAATATTAACTAAAAATTAAATATGAATTTATTATCAAATATAAAATTATATGTTTAAAAAATATATAGTTCCAATTGATAAAATTATAAATCATAAATATAATACAAATGATAGAATTATTTTTATAACTATGTTAAATATAAAAATAATAAATGATCCAAAAATACAATATAAAAAATGTTTATTATGTTTAAAATTAAATTTATTATTTAATAAAAAATGCATAAATTGTGATACGTATATGTATTTTACAAATAAATATTATTATAAATAAAAAAAGTTTTATATTATAATAATATAAATGGCAGAAAATTATGAATTTGCGAATCCAATTATTACTAATAATAAAGCACCATTAAATGTTAAAGCAAATAGCGACATAGAGGCAGCTGATAAATTATGGAAAAAATTAAATAAAGAGGTTCAAGGTCATAGTGATAATTTTTTATTTTCTATAAAAAATAATATGAAAGGAGGAGATATTACTCATTATCAAGTTAAAGAAAATCGCGAGGATCAATCATATACTATTCAAAAAATTAATGCGAATATTGATAAAGAACATTTTGATAAATTTTATACAAATGTAATGAATCATAGTGAATCACAAGAAACACAAGAATCACTTAAAGGCGGGCGCAGAAGTAGTGATTCTTCATCTTCTGACTCATCATCTAAAAAATCTAAAATTGATATTAAAAATCGCCCTAGACGTCGTCGCCATAGTTCTACATCTTCGTCATCATATGACCAATACCCAACAATTAGAACAAGAACCATAACGCCAATTTTTAATTATTTTCCTGCTGTCTATACAACACCAACATTTAATACAACCTTAAATCCAACTCTTACTGTGGCACCGATTGCTGTCCCCCGCGTTGCTACACAAGTTGCTCTATGGATTGGTCCTTAAAAGATTTTGTTGTTCTATTAATTTTTTATGTGCAAATAACATAAATTTATAAGTTTGTTGCGATAACATAAAATTGTGAAAATTATCAAAATTAAAATCATGATTAAAATTAATATTGCAATCAGTTGAATTTATAAATGGTTCAATTTTATTATCCCATATATATTTTAAATCATCTGAATATTTTTGCATATTCATTTCTAATCTATTAATACTTGATTCTATTATTTTAAGTGGTTCCATATAAAATAATATTTGTTATTTATTTTTAAACAATTAATTTGAAAATTTAGATAAAAATTTATAAAATTCATTTTTGTCAATAGTAATTCTCATACTTTTATAATATCCTATATTAGTTATAACTGGTATATCATAATCAAATTGAGACAACATAATTAATTTATAAATAAAATTACATGTTGTTTGATTTGTATTACTAATAAATTTTACTATTCTATTTTCTTTAGTAGTATCACATATATTATAATACTCATCTTGTTCTAAATCTGGTTCTTCATCTTCATAATAAATTATATTTTCTATATCATTATAATCATATAATGAATAAAAATAATTACTATATTTTGTGTTGTTATTTTTTTTAGCTAGCCAATGATTCATATTTATTTAATTAATTTTTTGTTTTTAATTGATTTTTATTTTCTTTTTTAATTTCTTTTTTTTCTTTTTTATCTTTATTATTATCTTTTTTATTATTTTCACGTGTTAAATATTTGCGTTGTGTTATTTTACGTTTATTATCAATTGATATAAGAAATTCTTTAACAACCTTAGCAATTTCTTCGTCATTTTTATATAATTCATATTTTTTAAATCCTTCAATAAGACTTTCTTCAATATTTTCTATTTTAATGGGCGCTTTTGTTTCTTTAACTGTTTTAATAAGTTTTTCATTGCCGATGCCTAAAAATTCTGCATCATTTTTATCTAAATATGATATAATATATTCTTCCATTTGTTCTTTCGCATCTTTAATTTTTTTAAGTTCTAATTTTAATTTTTCTTGTTTTTCTTTTATTATATTATCTAATTTAATATATTTACTTACTTTATCAACTAAAACTGTTTTAATAAACTCTTCATGCACTTTTTTATCATCATAACTAAAAGCATTATTTGTAATTTCTTTATCACCTATATCAGATATAAATGAATTAGAATTGTCACTGTCACTATTACTATTACTGTCATTAATATTATTATTTGACATATATATATAGTAATATAATATATATTTTTTATTAGATAGATAAAAATAATTATAATTTAATAATTGTCCATATATCATTATCACTAAAATTTGAAATACCATAAGAAATTAAACTCATAAAAGACAAAGATAAATATATTGGTAATTTATTTTTATCAATAATAACATAGATATCATAATTTTTGTCATTTTCAATTGGTATTCCGGGTTTGTAAATATCAATATAATTAATATTTTCTTTTTCGAGTTCTTTATGTTTTGTTAAATATTCATATAACATTTCGTGTTGTGGGTTTGTGCTTGTAATGTCATTCTCATTTTCATTAATACCATCAAAAAAAGATTTTTTAACATTGTGTTGAATATTATAAATTTGAATAAATTTATTTAATAATTTTGTATAATCCATAAAATTATTAATTAATATATTATTATTATTTAAAATTCTAAAATTCAATTTTTTGTAATTTATTTAACACAAACTTTTGTATGAAAAATCAGGGGGGATTGAACTTTGTAAGAATGGCCCAACATTAAATTGTGGGCATACCGCATCAGCAATACCTCTAATATCTCTGCATGCATTCTTATGACTTGATGAAATAGTATTAACACCGATTGGGCGATAAATGTTAATTAAATTACTATTTTTAACATTTGTTGGTTCAATTGTTTCAAACCAATCTTTTTCAACTTGTTTTGGTAGAAATCCATCAACGTCATATTTATCGCCAGAATTGCCTTTATCATTTGAAAAATTAACATTACCATTTAAATTGCCATATTTATCATTCTTATCATTCTTATTACTTGTTGATGTTTTTGCAGTATTGTCGCCACCAGATTCATCAATGGGCTCATATCTATCATCATATTTACGTCCCATATCTTCAATTTCATAAGCATCAGTAACACCACTTAAATCTTGTTTTGATGCACTATAAGAATTTACTTTGCGACCTCCTTGTCTTTGAAAATAGTTTCCATCAGTTCCGACAGCTCGTTTTTTTATTATTTCTATACTTTCATTTTCTGAGTTTTCTGAATTTGAATTATTGTCATTATCATAACTTGAACTTAAATCATTTGTATATGTTGATTCACTTGAGTTATTATAATGACTAGGCACATCTAAATAAGAAGATAACGCTCCTTGATTTTTGACTTCATTATTTTTCTTAAAAAAATAATAAAAAGCAAAAATCAATAAACAACCAACTATAATAATTAATGGTATGTTATATGTATTTGACATCGTTATATATATAATTTATAAAATTTATATTGTTATAATTTTTTTTAATCCCTCTATAATATATATAAATAATGTCAAACAATAAATTAGATGATATTAAAAATATGAATGGCGGTAGTTTTTTAAGTTATTTATTTGGTTCAGATTGCAGAAAAACATTAAATGTTACTGAATTAATAATAAAAGCATTAAAAAAACCAGATACAACAATAGTTGATTTTTTATTAGAGCAAAAATTTGTCCCGGATATGAGTATTGTGGATGATGATAATAAAAATTTATTACATTTATTAACATTGAATTTTAAACGTTCTCCAATTATTAGAAGAGCATTAATTAATCTAATTAAAAATGAAAAAGAAAGTTTAAATAAAAAAGATAATCAAGGTAACACTCCTGTTCATTATGCTTGTGAATTAGAATTGCAAAGAGTCGTTGAATATATGTATTCAAAAGGAGCAAAAAAAATTGCTAATAATGATGACATGATTGTTATTTCTGTTATTAGTGAATATGATGCGATTAAAGATAAAGAAAAGTCATCTAGCTCAAGTGAAACTATCACATTTGATTTTTCAGAAGCACATAATATGAAACCATTAACAATTATTGAACTTGATAAAAAAGAAAATCCTTTTAAAACTATAAACGACATTGTTAATTCATTTGATACAGTAAGAACTGATGAATTTTCGCAAATAAGTGAAACTGAAAGGCCATTTGAAGATTTACTCACACGAGTTTTTTCAGAAATTAGTGCAACTGATAGACCAGATAATTATAATTTACAAGTTATGCCTTCTTTAATGCGTTCTGAAAATCCAGTATTAAGAAATGTTGATTTATCATCATTTCATATTGCTGAAAAACCAGAAATAAGAAATGTTAATTTGCCAACTTTTTTATCAAAACTTAGTGAAAATAATAATGATAATGATAATATTGTAATTAGTGTTAATCAATTAGGCGGTGCTAATGATAATATTAATACTGACACTGATCAGATTGTTCAAGAAATTGTTGCTGGTTTAACCGGTGGAAAATCTAGAAAATCTAAAAAATCTAAAAAATCTAAAAAATCTAAGAAATCTAATAAATCTAAAAAAGCTAAAAAATTTAATATGAAAGAAATATCACGAACACTTAGCAAACATGTGTCTGGATTACATAAACAAGCTGAAATAAAATGTTTATCAAATCTGCCTGCAAAAGATTTACCAATAAATGATAAGTCTTTATTAGCAAAAGCATTAAAATCATATTTTTATGACAAAGTTAAAACTACTAATCCTGAATTAAATGGATTAGACCGAGCAAATGAAATGTTAAAAATAATAACAGAAGATGAAATAAAAAAAGTATTAAAAGAAAATATTAAATTAATAAAAGAAAAAGCTGATATTATTTTAAAAAAGATAAATGAAAGAAATGCAGAATCATCAAACCCATCATCAAAAGCATCATCAAAACCAACATCACCAATATCAAGTTCTACTGCACCATCTAAAAAGAATTAATTTTCGGGTTGAATTTGTTTAACTTGAATTGATATTTTATTATTTTTCTTTCTTGGATCAAGAGAAATAATAATATCATCAATTGTATTTAAAATTTGTAGTGGCAATTTATCTGTAAAATTTTTATTTTCTTCATAATTTTTTATCCAAAATTTAATTAAAATATTTCTATTTTTAATTGAATAACATAAACCATTAATATCTAAATTTTTTTTAGTAAAACATTCATTTAAAACCATAATACAAAAACAACTAAATACATCAACTCCAAATTCACTATTATATATTGTATTTTTAATTATATTATCACATCTTATTGAACATATAACACCATTTTTATTATTATTATCTTCCCATATTGGCATTATTCCATCTCTCATTATATAAAATTGTCTATTTATTCTATCCATATTATCAAATGTATTTAAAAATCTCCATAATTGACTAATATTTTCAATTGTATATATTAAATTATATGATTCAATATCCCAATTCTCATTATTATTCTCATGAACCCATACTCGCCATAATGAATTCAATTTAAGGTCTTCTCCATTTGTTTTAATTTTATCATTATAATAATTAATTGTTTTTTCATTTGTTTTTTCTATTAAATTATCATGTGTTTTTATTTGTTCTGTCTCATTCTTTTTTAATAATGGAGTTATATATTTTGATTTTATTTTAATAACATCTTTAAAATCATTTAATGGTTCTTCTATTTTCTGTATTTCTTGTTTTTTTTCTTGTTCTTTTACTTGTTCTTTCTCTTTTTCTTGTTCTTTTTCTTTATATATATCTTTATCTAAAATATCTTCATCTTGTAAAATATCATAAACATTGGATATAATTATTTTTTCTGCGGGAGCATTTTTTTTAATCTTATTTGCTTTTGACATTTTATTTTAAATATATAAGAAATACAATTTAACCTTTTAAATTTCATTTTTTTCATTTTTTTTATTTAATTCTTTGTATAATACATCAAGTAAAATATAATCAAGAGTATTATAATTACATATATTAAGTGAATATATATTATCTAATTTACGAAATCCCAATGATTTATAATATTGTATTAATTTTTGATTTGTTTCATAATAAGGAGTTTTACTTATGTTATAATTAAAATTTGATAATCCACATTTATTATCATCATAAAAATTATCTTTAAGTGCTGAATTTGAGCCTGGAGTTAAATAAATATATTTTTCACCTTCAATTGTGTAATAATTAAAAATATAATTAATTAACTCAGTTCCATAGCCTTTATATTTTATATCTGGATTTCTACAAAAAGTGTTAATATATGGATATAAATAAAAATAAGAAAATAAATTTATGTCAAATTTTTCTAATAAAACGTATGTTGAATGTTTTTTTAAACTTTTGTATTCTCGTGAATAATTAACAAATGCGATTGCTATTATTTGTTCATCATTCTCACTATAATCATCAAAATTAATAAATATACAATCTTGCAATAATATAATATTATGTAATTCAGTTAATGATAAACTTAATTTAAATTGAAATGATATTAATTCATTAATATCAATTAAATATTTTTCAAAATTAATATCATTAATTAATTCATATAAATTATAAAATTTAATACCCATCTATATATTTATAAACTAAAAATAGAAATTATATTCGTCATTTGTATTTGTGTATCATTTGTAATAATAATATTATTTTCACATTCGCGAATATTTTTAATTAATTTTATCGCATCATTATGATTTATTTTTTTAGTAAAAATATCATTTGTAATATTAATAATAATTTCATTTAAAATATCCAATAATGAATAATTATTTTCTTTCATTAAATTTTTTAAAAAATTATTTGACATTTGTAAATTTTTTTTATTTAATATTTTATATAAATCATTCATTTCTTGTTCTTGTGGATATTTTTGAAAAGAACATATAATTTGTGAATCAATTTTTTTCTTATTTAATGTTATTACTTGTAGCATATGTAACACTTTTCTCATGTCGCCATTTGATATTTTCCATATAGTTTTTATACCATCATCAGTAATATTAAATTTATTTTCTTTTGATATAGAAAGAATTTTTTTACTTACACTCTCAATACTAAGTGGAGAAAAATTAAATAATATGCATCTTGATTGTAATGCTGAATTAATATATTTTATACAATTACAAATTAAACAAAATCTTGCTCTGTCTGTATATTCTTCAATTATTTTTTTTAACATTTTCTGTGCGGATTGTGTTATTGCGTCTGCTTCATCTAATATAACAAATTTATAACTTGGTATATTATTATCAGATGTATTGCACAATGAATATGACGACACAAATGGTTTAATTTTATTTCTTACTATTTCAATTCCTCTTTCGTCTGACGCATTGATTGTCATTGTCATATATGGTACATTTTGTATTCCATATATTTCATTAATTACTGCATTTATTGTAGATGTTTTACCTGTGCCCGGCGGTCCATAAAATAATAAATGTGGCATATTGTTATTTTCTATGAATTTTTTTAGTGTTTTAACTGTTAAATCTTGTGATAATATATTGTCTAATATAACCGGTCTAAATTTTTCAACAAATGGGAGGTTATCATTCATTTGAATATTTATTATATTTATTATATTTATCTTTCAAAAATCAATTTTTTTATGTTGTTAAAAAATATAATATAATATAATAATTGAATAATTATTTATTTATATTTTGCTAATTATGAAATTTATTTTTATTATTATTTTGCTTATTATGAAATTATATTTTTGTAAATTTATTATTGTGATTTTATGAAAATAATAATATTATATTGGCGTTGTCAAATGGTTATTATTACTTATTTTAAATATGATTGATGATAAAAAATAGTAATACAACCATTGAATAGCGCCATGATTTCTATGAGAATAATTATTTTTGTGATTTTATAAATTTTCATTAGATGTGATTTATTATTATTTTACTAATTATGAAATTTTATTTTTGTAAATTTATTTTTGTGATTTTATAAATTTTC